TGAAAGAAAAAAAGAAATAAAGGAATCGTGTGGAAAACGAGTATAGAATAGAATGTGAAGAGTGTGATACGTTAAGTATCGTACTTTTAGATAATGGCACAAAACCAGAATTTTGTCCTGTCTGCGGAAGAAGAGCTCAAGCTGAAGATATATCTGATGGAGACTGGCAAGATATATAATATATGACGTGGTACTATGAAAACAACATTTATGACAAGACCCCAGATGATTACCAAGGATTCGTTTATATCATCACAGAGCTGGATACAGGCAAGAAATATATCGGTAAAAAGAACTTCTGGCGCCCGAAGGTATTACCAAAAAATTCAAAGCGAGCTAGGCGAGTGCGCTCAAAGCAACCAAGCGACTGGCAAGGATATTATGGATCTAGTAAGGAACTTCAATTACTCGTTGAACAGCGAGGGTCAGATAATTACAAAAGAGAAATTATCCGACTCTGCAGAACCAAAGGAGAAATGTCCTACTTTGAAGCAAAAGCTCAGTTCGATAATGACGTCCTTCTTTCCGATGAGTGGTTAAACGAGTTTATTGGCTGTAAGATACATGCCAAACACCTGCCACCATGGCTAAAAAAAATTTAAAAAAGTGAAATTAAACGTTTACAATTACCTCAAAGTATGATATAATAGTATAGTAACTATGAGGAGCTAAATATATGTTTACACTAACCACTTTCACCCCATCAACTCACACTATCAACTTCAATTCACTACAATCTCTAACTAATCATCTTTTTTATACCAATAAAAATTTTGAACATCTTATCACCCATAACACTCAACTTTATACACTCTCTTATAATCAACTTATAAATTTACCATCTAACCATCCATTCCTTCAATAAAAAGATTTTATTATGATTCTAATTGATTTCTCAGGTATCGCTATCGCCACAGTTGCGGTTAATAAAGTAAACGACGAACAGATGTTGCGTCATATGATGCTTAACTCTATTCGCATGTACCGTACCAAATTCAAAAAAGATTACGGTGAGATTGTACTTGCAATCGACAGTGGTAATAACTGGCGTCGTAATTACTTTCCACAGTACAAGGCAAGTCGTCGTAAGTCTCGCGAAGATTCTGATTTTGATTGGGGTGAAGCGTTTCGTATTCTTCAGCTTGTACAAGATGAAATCAAACAAAACTTTCCTTATCATGTTATCAAAATTGACGAATGCGAAGCAGACGATATTATTGGTACACTATGTCAAAATACACAAGAGTTTGGCCAGTACGAACCCGTAATGATTGTATCTGCTGATCACGACTTTAAACAACTACAAAGATATGATAACGTTTCACAGTTTTCTCCTTTAACAAAAAAGCACGTGGAAGAAAGCCACCCACGACAAAACTTAAAACTTAAAATATTACAAGGTGATGGTGGTGATGGCGTACCAAACGTACTATCAGATGACGACGTATTTGTAGAGGGTCGCAGACAAACGCCTCTTTCTAAGAAGAAGAAAGAAGCAATACTAAAAGATCTTGGTGAAGGTGAATTACTATACGCAGCTTCATGGTATCGTAATTACTGTCGTAATGAAACACTAATCGATCTCACTAAAACTCCAGATCGTCTCAAAGAAAAGATCTTAGAAGAATATAAAAATCAAGATCCTTGGAATAATAAAGGTCTGGTGTTTCCATATCTTATAAATAAAAATATGAAACAGCTGATTGAATCCGTGGAGGAATTTGTATAATGGATTTAGACGTATTTGAAGTGCTTGAAAAAGCAGCAAAACAGAGAACTAAAGCTAAAAAAGTAGAAGTTCTTAAACAAAATGAAAGTTGGCCATTGAAGGATGTTATACGTGGCTCATATGATTCTACTATTGAATGGGATATTCCAGCTGGAGATCCACCTTACACAGCCTCACCCGCACATATGCACCCAGCAAGTCTTTTAAGAGAACATAAGAAATTTGTTTACTTCGTCAAAGGTACTCGCGCAAACAAATCTATTCCTAAGTTTAAACGCGAAAGAATATTTTTAGAAATTATTGAAGGCGTACATCCATCAGACGCCAAACATGTAATTGACATGGTAAACAAAAGGCCTATTAAAAATCTTACGAGGCCGATTATAGAGGAGGCTTTTCCTGGTCTTTTACGAGATAACCTTTAAAAGTCTACTGATTTACATTTTAACTCTAACTTCAGGGTGTGCATCAATTTGTACACTCTTTTTTCATAAGGTACTATTAATGAACGCTCAAATCGAAAGATTAATCAAAGACTCAGCCGAATTAGAAATATACGCCAAAAAGTTAGTAAAGAAAGGCGAAGAAAACAGAGCACAGAAAATCTTAAAGAAACGAAACTTTATAGAGCAACAAATATCGTACTTGCATGGACCTAAACTAAATTCAATATAAGAAGAAAAAATAATCGTATACAAACGTCTTAAACTATGTTATAATTACTTATTGAATTAAACAATTAATGATGAAGCTATAATATCCGGATTATGAATATATTTGTACTTGATAATGACCCAGTAATTGCTGCACAAATGATGTGCGATAAACATATACCTAAGATGATTGTAGAATCAGCACAGATGTTGTGTACTTCTCATCGTTTACTTGACGGTAAGGAAATGAAACGTCCTTCGAAATCGGGTAAAAGAATGGTAAAGTACTGGGATCTATACGAAGGATCAGACGATCTTGAAGCTGAGTTACTCTACTATGCCGCTGTACATACAGGCCATCCTTGTACTGTATGGACTATGAAATCAGAAGCCAATTATCGATGGCATTGGCAGCATCTACATGCTCTCTGCGACGAGTATACATATAGGTATAGTACAGAAAAAGAACCATACAAAACTCATAAGACTCAAAGAGAAATACTTTGGGCTATTCAAGCACCTCCAAGAAATATTCCGAAAGGTGATTTGACAGAGTTTGCTCAGGCCATGAAGATGTATCCTGAATGTATGGTTCCTGGTAATGCTGTAAAGGCTTATCAAAACTACTACCATGTCGCAAAACATTTTGCTAAATGGGAAAAAGGTCGACCAGCTCCTGACTGGTGGAAAGGATACCAAGGTGCCGAAGTACACGCTGCGTGATATAAAAACAAATGAGACATGGGACGTGACATGTTCTTGGAACGAGTTACAAACTATACTTGATGAGATGCCAGATGTCGTGAAGGAACTCTCTACACCTGCATTTTGTGGTAATACCATGTCTAATCTTCGTCGAGCTGGCAGTGGTTGGCAAGACGTGTTGAATGGCATAAAGAAAAATTCCGGGGCTGGCAATAAAATTAAAACATGAGACGCGGAAAAAAGAAGTCTAAATCTGAATATATAAAGATTCGGATAGGCCAATTAAGAGAAGATGCAAATAAAGCATCCGACGATCATGATAGAAGATGGTACTATAGATTGATACAAGAACTCAAATGGGTTGATGAGCATGAGTAAGGCGAAAGCGCGATATGAAGATCTTTTCGAATTTGAACCGCAAACTACAAACCAAGATAAAGCATGGAACGCGTGGGATGAAGGTGATAATCTCGTACTTGCTGGTTCAGCTGGTACTGGCAAAACTTTTGTTGCGTTATACTTGGCATTGGAATCGGTTCTCGAGCGAGAGACGCCTTATGATAAATGTATTATTGTCCGATCGGTTGTCCCTACGAGAGACATGGGATATTTACCAGGAACGATAGAGGAAAAGAAGGAAGTATTTGAAACGCCATACAAGGCAATCTGTAACGAACTTTTTGGTGATAATGCAACTTATAATAAAATGGTGAATAGTCATCAATTAGAGTTCACAACTACATCATTTATTCGTGGTTTAACTATAGATAATAGTATAATAGTTGTTGATGAGATGCAAAATCTTAATTTCCACGAGCTTGATTCTGTAATTACGCGTGTAGGTAATAATTGCAGAGTCATATTTAGCGGAGATTATCGACAGTCTGATTTTAAAGATGAAGCTGAGAGAGATGGCATACAAAGATTTTTGAGAATTATTGAGCAGCTAAAAAATTTTAGTGTGATTACTTTTGGATGGTCTGATATTGTAAGGTCAGATTTTTTGCGCGATTATATTATGACAAAAGAAATGTTAGGAATAAAGTAATGTTGAAATGGACACCGGCAATTATCGCGATATTTATGGTCATTATGGCCATATTAAATAGCGAAGCGTTTTCAGAAGATTTAGGAGCAAAGGCTTATTTGTTCAACAAACCGGTTTTGTGTGGATCTACCATGCAAGAATCCATGGATATGCTGTCGCAGATTAAAAGTGACGGTATGAAACCACTTATGTGGTTTACAGGTAATTCTTTCAATGGTGATCAGTCAAAATTCTTCTCTGATGTTTTTGTTCTATATGATCCTACAGATCAACAAATAACTATTGTTGAAAGACAATACAGTGGTTTCACTTGTGTATTGTCAGGTGGTACTGGTTCTATTGAATTTGGTACGCAAGAAATAAAAGACATCCTTGGATGGAATGATATACCATGAAGTACTATATACTTATAGTTATGATGGCTGGACCAGGAGAGTTTATAGAGCATCAGCTCTATGATCAAATGCCTTTTGATAACGTAAGTGATTGTCAACATTTTAGTTCAACATATTGGCAAAAACTTACAAGTTTAGCTGAAATGAAACATCAAAAGGAATGGGCTAACATGTTTTGCATTCCAGAGCGTAAGACTGAGAATGGACCTATACAAGATAATGAATACATAAGGATGATTTTGAATGAAGAGGGTATTTAAACATGAAGAGCTGGATATCGGATACGATGATTTGGTTGCAGACACACGGGAAACTGGTAGGGTATATGTTGCTCCTGATGGTTCTCGTTATCCTAGCGTCACAACAGTACTAGGTATACTCAGTGAAGACTCCATCAGGGAATGGAGACAACGAGTTGGCGAAGAAGAAGCGAATAAGGTTAGCCATCGAGCTTCTAATCGCGGTACTGCTGTACATAGCATTATTGAAAAGTACTTAAGAAATGAAGATACATCAGACAATCTCCCTCATATTAAGCAAAGCCTTGCGAATCTGCGGCCAATTCTTGATAAATCTATCGGAAAAATCTTTGGCCTCGAAACTGCTCTTTATAGTCGCCATCTTGGTATGGCTGGTCGTTGTGACTGTATAGCTGAATGGAATGGCGTACCGTCGATTATCGATTTCAAAACGTCTAGACGCATCAAAAAGAAAGAGAATATTGCTAGCTACTTTGCTCAAGCGTCGGCGTATGCCATCATGTTCGAAGAACGTACAGGCCTGGCGATACCGAACACGGTAATCGTTATGGACGTCGACGATAATCACCCTCTTATATTTGAAGAACATCGAGATAACTTCGTTGAACTTCTACTCTCCACAAAAAAAGAATACGATAGACGCAAACTTTTTTCACATTAAGTGAAAAAAAACGTTTACATTTACCTCCGAATAGTATATAATAGTACTATAAAGGAGCTAAATTATGAATTATGAAGTCGAAATCTTAGAAGCGCAAGAACTAGCTTGCACATACTATAACATTCCAAGACGTAAGTTCGTAGAGCTGGCAGCAGAGCACTATCCAAGAAATGCTTATCTGTTTCACGTTGCCATACGTTGTTACGATGAAATTCAAACTGATATGATGGAGATTGCATAATGCGTATCAAAGGTGCTATGACTATTTTACATAAACGTGCTGATTATTTCGGAGTTACTTTTAGA